TGGTATTAACGAAGCAGGCTCCGCTGTACGCCTTTCAGCTACAGTCGCCAAGGGAACAGGAGAAAGTTGGAATGTAGTGGTTGCTTGTGATGATGTTGGGCTTCTTCCACTAAATGCACAAGTACCTCAACCAATTATTGAAATTACAGATGTTGATGACGGGCAACCTTCACCCGATGCTAATCACGACGCCAACGTTCCTTTTACAGTAGAAGATGTAGTGCAGGGTTCTGATTTTGTGTCAGCAGCAGGGGCATCAGAATCCTATGTTGTAAACTTTGACAGAGGTTCAAAAAGATACATTAGAAGCGTTCTCAACACAAACCCTGTATTGACTAACGACAAAGTTGCTGACAACGAAGAAACTTATTTCCTCGGCGCAACATTCGATCAGTTTATCGAAGATAAGTTGACATCCAAAATTAATTCCGTTACAGCAATAGCATTGAGTGGTTATCAGAATCACTTAAAATCAGCATCAACGCCCGAGACACCTTGGGTAAGTTCTCAGTATCTAGGTAACCAAGCAGATCTTGCAGCATCACTTGCAGGTAGCGATGTTACACGACTTTTTAAATTTCATTCCTTATACTCAGGAGAGTGGGAACAGAGAAACTTAAAGATTTCAATTGTTGATATCAAACCACCATCAAATGACTTTGTTAAGTACGGCACCTTTTCTGTTCTTGTTAGATCGGCAGAGGACTCAGACGCATCACCAGTGATTTATGAAAGATACTCAAACATAAACTTGGATCCAACCTCACCGAGATACATCGCAGCCGTCATTGGTGACATGAAGATGGAATGGAGAGACACAGAGAAAAGATACATTCACGTAGGGGAGTTCTTAAACCAATCTCGCTTTATTCGTGTTGAGACTTCTACAGATGTTGCAAGTGGAGCAGCCAATCCAGAGCTTCTTCCCTTCTCGTATGTGGTTCCGTCCCACCCCGTACCCGCATCAGGCTCTGCGTCAACGACTGCTTTTCCAGCATTTTACTTGCGAGAAGATACAAAAGACTCAAATCTTTCTTCTCCAAAGGATGCCTGCTTTGGCGTTTCAACATCTCGTCCAGACGCTCCAGGCAGACATGATGAGTCTTATCAGGATATTGTAAGGCTCTTGAAGAAAGATGAGCAAATGAATTCTGATTCTGGAGAATTATTCTCATTAGACAATATCCAAAAAGATAACAATCACGCAAAATATGTGTCAAATTCTTATCAGCAAGCCGCTTCGTTCACAGCAACAGCCGTCGCAGACGAAAACGGCGATATTGTTGAAGAAGCAACTTATGTTCGTGTCCTCGATGCAGGATACGATAAGTTTACTTTACCTTTAGTTGGAGGTTGCGACGGACTTGATATCACCAAGATTGAGCCATTTTGCGATGCCATTACATCTGGGGGTGCAGCATTGACGAGCTATGCATACAACTCTATTTCAAAGGCAATCGACATTGTAAGCGATCCAGAGGTTGTAGAGTGTAACATGATGGCAATCCCAGGTGTAGCTACTCCAGGCTTGACAGGCAAGTTGATTGCAACCTGTGAGGCTAGAGGAGATGCACTTGCTGTGATTGACTTGGAAAATGACTATACACCAAGAGGTTGGGAAACCACTTCTCCCGAGTCCCAGAGGCTCCCAGATGTAAGTCGAGCAGTTAGTTCCTTGAAGTCACGAGGATTAAGCTCAAGTTATGGTTGTGCTTTCTTCCCTTGGGTGCAGGTGAGTGATGACATTAATAACCGAAAGGTTTGGATGCCACCTTCAGTTGTTGCCCTCGGCACAATGGCTTCATCAGCAGCTAAGTCTGAACTTTGGTTCGCTCCTGCTGGTTTTACTCGTGGTGGACTTTCCGCAGGTGCAGGTGGGCTCCCTGTTTCGCAGGTTAGAATGAGATTAAGCTCAAAGGAAAGAGATGCCCTTTATGAAGCAAACATTAACCCAATCGCACAATTCCCAGCAGAAGGTATTGTGGTTTTTGGACAAAAGACGCTTCAGGTTACTCCTTCAGCACTTGATAGAATCAACGTTCGACGCTTGATGATTCACGTAAAGAAAGAGATTTCAAGAATGGCAGCAACAACGCTTTTCGATCAGAATGTTCAGGCAACTTGGAATAGATTCTTGGGCAAGGCAGAACCTTTCCTTGCATCAGTTCAGACTCGTTTCGGCTTGACAGAGTATAAGATTATTCTCGATGAGACTACAACGACTCCTGACTTGATTGATAGAAACGTCATGTACGCTAAGGTTTTCTTGAAGCCTGCTCGTGCAATCGAGTTTATCGCAATCGACTTTGTTATCACTAGCACAGGCGCTTCGTTCGACGATTAATAAAACAAAAACTAGGCAGGATAACAAAAGTTCTGCCTAGTTATTACAAATATTACTTTTTATAGGAGATTTAAAATTATGGGATTTTGGTCAGATGCAACAGGGTACGAGCCAAAGAGAGCATACCGATGGGTACTTCGTGTTGATGACATCGAGGTGTATACAATTAAGAAGGTTTCAAAGCCTTCGTTTACAGTAACTGAGTCACAACATCAGTTTTTAAACCACACTTTCTATTACCTAGGGCGAGTTGAGTGGAGCACCATTTCATTTACATTGGTAGATCCTATCAACCCAGACGCCTCTGAGGTTTTGATGGAAAAGCTAAATGAGGCAGGTTATGCCGCACCTTCGAATGCACAAGATTTGGGAACAATGAGCAAATCGAAGTCACTTGCGACACTTGGAAACGTTCGTATAGAACAGATGGATGGTAACGGAAGAATCATTGAAACTTGGGACTTGAAAAACCCTTGGATTAAGGACGTTAAGTTTGGAGAGTTAGATTACTCATCAGACGACATGGTTGAAATTGAGGTGGAACTTCGATATGATTCAGCTAATTACACAACTTATGCAGCTAACGGACCTGATAACTTCTAAAAAACCTTTACATTGTATAAATTTTGTTTTATAATAAACCTACCATAAAATAACGAAAGAAGGTATTTATGCGAAATAATGAAGAAAGATTGGGGACTAAAAAGTCCCCATCTTCACCTGCTGCAAAGCAAGCAGCAAATACTGGACCTGCTCCATTGGAGTTCGTTCGTCCAACAACCATTCTAAGCTTGCCGTCAAAAGGCAAGTTTTATCCAGAAGGGCACCCGCTTCACAATCAAGAAACAATCGAGATTCGGCAGATGACAACTGCGGAAGAAGACGTTTTGACAAATGCAACATTGTTGAAGAACGGAACGGCACTAGATAAATTCTTGGAGAGAATCTTGATTGACAGTAAAGTCTCACCAGAAGATTTGCTCGTTGGAGACAAGAACGCAGTGTTGATTCAGGCTAGAATTGACGGCTACGGTTCGAGTTATGAGACAACTGTTCAATGTCCAGCATGTTCTGATAAACAAAAGTTTAGTTTTGACTTGAACAGTTCTTATCAAGAGCTTGAGGTTGAGGCACCAGATAATGTTATCTCAACTGATAACGGAACGTATATTGTAACTTTGGACAATGGCTGGGAAGTAGAGTTCAGAGCGATGACTGGTGCCGATGAGAACAAAATCGCAAAAGCTGCGAATAATAAGAAGAAAGCAGGACTCTCTGGCACTCCTGTGCAGGATCAGTTAAACACAATTATCGTTTCAGTCTCAGGGCATACGGACATGGGAACAATCTCCAAAGCAGTACGCCACATGAATGGTAAAGACTCTAGGCTTATCCGAGAGTCATATAGAAAAGTAATCCCGAACGTTGAACTTCGGAGTGATTTTGAATGTAGATCTTGCGGCGCTTCTACTGAAATGGAGGTTCCGCTTAGTGTGGACTTCTTTTGGGCTCGGACCTGATTATATGGAACAAGTCTATGAGGCTTTCTTTTTCTTGAAATACTATGGAGGATGGAGTTTTATGGAAGCATACAACCTGCCCATCGGACTCCGTGACTGGTTTGTCAAGCGGCTAAACAAGCAACTTAAAAGTGAAAATGATGCTGTAGAGAAAGCTTCAAAAAAGAAGAGATAAAGCAAAAATACCAAGCCTAAAAAACTTGGTATTTTTTTTGTCCTATAATTATGTTGTAAGGTTGTCGGGAGAAGAAAAAAATGAGTAAAAGTGAGAAAAAAAGACAAGAGTCAAAACAAAACCTAAAACGACTAAAAAATAAATTAAATAAAATGGACGAAGCAAAAGAAGAGGCAAGACAGTCTCAGTCTTGTTTCTCATTCATCATTTCTAAGTTATTTGGAAAAACAAACTAATTATCAAAGAATACTAATAATGCGAGGCTATTGCAATGAGCGACAATAACGAAATTATACCAATTGAAATTGATTTATCAGCAGGCAGAAACGGGATGGTTAATGAAATCTGGTTACAGCTTTTTGGTTCTGCTATTCAGAAGATTCTCGGAACAATGTTTGGAGGTGGCTCAATTCCAGTAAATGTTAGAGGCAACAAAGCAGAGATTGCCTCTTTTGCTCAAACTATTGGTAGAGAGAAAAAATATATGCAGGCAGTAGCCAAGCATGGACTAAATGACCCAAGGGTTTATAAAGATAAATTCAAACTAAGAAAGGCAATTGCTAAGTTTGAGAGAACGACGGGCATCAAGTACCCGTTCAAGGGATAAGATAAAGTAGATGGCTGATGATAAGAAGACAATAGAGGGGCTTGAAGCAGAACTCGCCGCAGCATCTCGTCTAAAAAAGTCAAAAGAAGATATTCTCAAATTAGAGCAACAGCTTGCACAAGCACAGGCTGACAAACAAGCAGAAATTATCAAAGAGCTTTCTCTCAAAGGTGTATTAACACAGAAAGAGCAAGAGAAGCTTGATACAGCCCAAGCCGCATACGATTTGCAGCTTGCGTCCACAAAAGAACTTGAAAATAAGTTAAAAGTCCTAGAGGCTCAAACCGCAGAGATGAAGCGACAAGAGCAGCTTCAAAACCAACTAGGAAAATCAATAGAATCTCTCGCCAACAAATGGCGAGGTGGATTTGTAGAAGGTATCCTCGAAGCAGGCGTCAACTTTAAACAGCTTGGCGAATCTATAAAGAAGTCAGTTACACTTACAAATCTTGCTGGCACGGCGATGTCCACTATGGTTCAGTCTACCCTTGCCACAGCAGTTATGTTCGATCAGGCTCAATCTTCTTTCGCAGCAGCTACAGGAGCAGGCAGAGAATACTCAGATGTCATTGATGATGTTGCCCACGGTTCCTCTATGATGGGTGTCGGTGTTAAAGAATCGGCAGCAGCAGTCGGAGACTTATACACAGGTATGTCTCTCTTTAGTTCACAAAGTAAATCAACCCAAGCAGAGTTAGCAAAAACAACTGCCGAGTTAGGAAGACTAGGCATCTCTGGAGCTACATCCGCCGCTAATATGGAATTCTCTATGAGAGTTATGGGACAATCAGGAGAACAAGCCGCAGCCTCTGCTAATGAAATGGCAAAGTTTGCAATTGGTATCGGTACGGCACCTGCAAAGATGGCTGAAGAATTCAAACAGGCAGGTCCAAAGCTCGCAGTTTATGGAAAGAACGCAGATAAAGTATTTAAGGGATTAGCTTCTCAGGCTAAAAAGACAGGCATTGAGTTGAACTCTCTTTTAGGAATCGCTGAACAGTTCGATACCTTCGAGGGCGCAGCAAAAGCGGCTGGCAGTTTAAATTCAATCCTTGGCGGACCATATCTTGATTCTGTAAAAATGCTAAACATGACAGAGGACGAAAGAATTGCATCTCTTCAAGAATCTATTTCGCTTTCTGGTAAGTCATTTGATTCAATGAGCAAGTTTGAAAAGAAGGCGATTGCAAATGCAGCGGGCATAACAGATATGTCTGTTGCAAATAATATGTTTAGTGAGTCTGCTCGAATGGCAGCAGCGGGACAAGAAGAACAGGCTGTGTCAGCAGAAGAATTGGCTAAACGCCAAGCAGCAACAGTTTCTATACAGGAAAAAATGAATATGTTGATGCAACAGTTTGCAGTTGCCGTCGAGCCACTTGTAAACGGTCTTGCTTGGTTACTAGAAGGACTCTTCGCAATTAATGATTTCTTTGGAGGCTATTTTTTGCCCGTCCTCGGCGGCGTGATAATCATTACATTCTTGGCAGCTAAGTTCTTGGGCTTAATGGCAACGGCAAGCATCGCTTTAGGTTCCGCAGCGCCAGCAGCAGGTCCAGGCTTGGCAACCCTTGCCGCAGGCTTGAAGGGTTTAGGCACAGCAGTGAGCAATCCAAAGGTAATCTTGGGCTTGGCAGTTGTTTCTTTGCTTATGCTCTCCATAGGCGCAGCAGTCCTTATGGCAGCATTCGGAGTCTCTTTGGTTCTTAAAGAGTTTGCAAATCTTATACCAGTAATGAAGGAAAACATTGACGTTATGCCTTACTTTTTAGCCACTATATTTGGCTTAGTACTCGGTTTAGCTTTACTAGCCACAATAGGTACCGCTGGTGCCGCTGCTATGGTATTGATTTCTGTTGCGGCATTCGGACTCTCTCTTATACTCGGAATGGTGCTCGGAGATGTAGTAGAAGCGGCAAACGCAATAGGCAGTATGTTTGACAAGATAAATTCTTTTGAATCTGATGGTCCTTTCTTTAAATTGATAAATGTTATTACAGCAATAGAAGATTCAGCGGTAGACAACCTAGAGGGACTCATGGATCAGGCAGACAGGCTTGTTACAATTCAGGCAAAACTAACGGCACTTGAGGCGACACAAGCTGTCGGCAATGCTATTAACAAGCTAATATCATTTGTTGCTCCTGACGCTTCAGATGCCTCTGACGAACGTAAGAGAGAAATCATTCTTCAACTTAACAACAGAGAGTTTGGCAGGGCAGTTGTTGAAGCACTTGACAGCGACATGAAGTTAAGTTTAGCATAGTGAACTACTTACCTTTGTAGTTTGGAGAACGACATTTATGGTTGATTGGCTTTTTTCTGAAAATAAATCTTTTAATTCCTTCCCTGGAGACCCTACTGATGCCAAGGCAAATGCTGGGTATACATTGGATTTTCACCATGTTGCAACTGGGACAGAAGTGAGCTTTAAGGCTTATATAACAAGCCTCTCTGATCAGTACCAAAGTAGTTGGGACAAGGAAGAGATATATGGTAGAATGGATTCGATACAAACATTTAAATCAACTCAAAGAGTTATAAGTGTCTCATGGGATGTCGTCGCAGGCTCTCTTTCAGAAGCTAAGAAGAACATGTTTGACTTATCTAACCTTTTTAATATGCTTTACCCTTCGTATCATACAAAAAATTCAAGTAGTACAACGGGGATGGTTTCAGCCCCACTTTTAAGAATGAAGTATGCAAACCTTATATCAATAAAAGGCAAGAAAGGTTCGGCTGGTTCCGCAGGACTTTTAGGTTCAGTTGCGGGGTTCAGCTTCACTCCCGTAATGGAGGACGCAATGTTTGGAGACTCCGAGGGTAATTTATATCCAAAAATCGTTAATTTATCGTGCGAGTTTTCTGTAATTCACGAACATTCGCTAGGATGGAGTTCTGGGGTTCCCCGCCACGAAGGTTTTCCTTATGGAGAAGTCGACTTGGAGGAATCATCGGCAACCACCGCATCCAATGCCGATTCAGAGTCCCCAGAGGAGAGTAATAGTTCGGAAAGAGCTAAAGAGGCAGCAGCAGCAGGAATTCTTGGAGACAACAAATAATGAGTAGGTATCGAGACAGGGATATATACGAAAACACAGAAGACGTTTATGAAGAATTGCGTGATAAAAGAGGTGTTAGAAAGATAAACCATTATGCAACTCCCTTTTTCCGTGCGTTGACTACAGAAGAGCACTCGGAACTATCAGTTGTCATCCACACCTGGTCAGTGGGGGATAGATTTTACAAATTGTCACACAAGCATTACGGTACCACTGAGTATTGGTGGCTTATTGCGAAGTTTAACGGCAAGCCAACAGAATCCCATGTAAAAATAGGAGACAAGATAAGAATACCTCTTCCTTTTGACAAGGCTCTTTCTCTATTGGAGGAAGAATAATGAATGATTTTACCAGACCACTACCACCAGAGCCACCAGAGGTAACAAAAAAGAAAGCAGAACAAGACGCTGTTAGAAAGAAGAAGGCTAAAGAGAAAAAAAGAAAAAAGCAAGCAGAAGAGTCTGCTGATAAACGAGATAAAGAGAAATCTCTTGCCTATGCAAAAGAAGTAAACTCAAGCCATCAAAGAATCATAGCAAGAGAAGTCTCTAAATATTTGAGATATCATAGTTCTCACAAGGGCACATCTCCAACAAAGAATTACACTAATATATATAATCAAAATGGCACCGACGCAGCAAAGACTCGTTCGACACTTCTCTCTGTTTTAGGGATGGAAAACTTTATAAATTTAGACACAGCAAAGCTGTCTTCTTTGGTTCCAAAAGTTAGGTTATTTAAGGTATCCAGCGCAGGACAGGTGGAGATAAAATTTGATGAACATCAGACACCCCTCTCGATTACCTCGAACAGAAGTATGAGAGGCTCAGGCGCAGGTATTAAAACTGTTTCTATAGATATGGAAGGTGATTCACCCGTTACAGCAAGCAGGCAGTTCATGGTAAAGATAAATCTTTATTTTTCTTCGCTTGATGAACTGTTCAAGGATAGGGGTGGCTACGACTACGCCGATTTATTCAAATTACCCGAAAGTAAAAGGGACGCAGAGCAGGCAAATCAGGGAAGTACGAAGGAGGAGCACTCGACTAGAATCAGAATGGAATATGGCTATGCCGATCCGAACTATGATTCGATTAATTGGACAAAAACAGAATTAAAGGTTATAAGAGAGGCGAGGAGAATTATAACCTTGGGTAACATAGGGCACTCGATAGAATATAACGAAAATGGCTCAGTCTCTGTGGATTTAGAATATATTGGCTATATCGAAAAAGAATCTTTAAAATTGGATGTATTGAGGATAAGCATGACTCCCGCCGAACGCCAAACACTTGCTGATTTAGAGAGAAACATAGCTTCATCTCCGCCAAAAACGGGAAGCCAGAAACCTGCTTCACCAAATACTAAAAAAACACAGGACTCTGCGGATAGAAAAGCAGCAGCAGAGATAAGAACTGAAGGCTATCAGGCGTTTTTAAAGAACATAACGGAAAATAGAAAAGTTTACAGAGTAAAGGTTAAAAAGTTTAGTAAATATGGAACAGTTGAAGAGCAGCAGAAGTATGGCATTCTTGGAACTCCATCTGGCAGCTTGTCACCACTCGCAGATAAGGAACAGCCCAGATTAAAGTCTGGTGAGAAGATAATTTCTT